CCCCGACCAACAATCAATCGATCAACCGGTCAAGGACAGTTCTACACGATGGCGCAACAGGGGACCCCAGCGCAACAGCGCCAGGTCGCCCAGGCTCTTGGAGCAAATGGTGGGCAGGTCAATCCTCCCGCCTCACTCACTTCCGTTTCGGAGGTCAGTGCCTCGGGCAACAGTGAAGCCGCGCAGATGCAATCTGATGTGGCCACTGCGGTTCGAGAAGAGCAGGACAATGTGCCTGCTGCAGAGGATAATCAGGACATGGGTAATTCTGGACAAAGTGCCAGTTCCGATTCTGAATCCGCTGATGAGCACCCCGGACATGACTATCCCCCGATCGTCCTGACTGCCGAGGAAGAGGCTCAAGCTGTGGGCATCCGAGCCCAGTGCGACCAATGGATGGCTGACCAAGCCAGTGTCCGTGCCGCACAGACAGCAAACATGCGTGCTATCATGGTCGGACAAATTGCCGCCGCTGAATCGCTCACTGCGATCATCGCCGATGACCCGTCCCGCTACGATCTCGCGCAGGTCACCCACGCTGAGCATCATGAGCTGACGATGAAGTTAGCGCTCATGGAGAATCATCTCAAAGAGGAATATGGCATCATTGTGCCGAACTCTGGCGAGACCCTCCGCGAGCGCCATGATCGTCTCTCGACTGTGCTCTGTGGTAAGGCCACCAACTTCGCGACTGGAGGATCGTCCTCAGTCGCCGCCAGCGAGCCTGCATCCGCGGCTCGATCGGCTCACTCGCAGGAAATGCGCATCGGATTTATGCGCGAGACATGCGAGGAGAAATGGGAGGAATTCGTTGCGCAGCAACCTATCTCCCGCTCCGTCACTCTGTTGGCGGGGCTCGGCCTGCCCTCATACAAGACAAGCAGAAAGCTGGTGCGTAAGAACGGAATCCTCTTGATCCGCAGCATCCAAGCTTCCCTGCTCATCCTGCTGTGGCAGCGCCTGATGAAAGGGGTGTTGGCTGACAATGTCAGCGTGGCCCCCAACGTGCAAATCAACAACAGCCTTGACCCGATCCTGGGTGCCTGGCTCATTCTCTGGTCATATGCGTGCGACGCGATGGCTGGAGGCATCAAGTTCGCCGAACAGGTGTTCAGCGGATGCTTCGAGAACACAGCGTGTGAGGCTGGTGTGCATGTCGTGCACGCCTTCTATACCACGCTGCTCACCCTGGCGGTTATTGCTACCGCCGGTCTCATGCTCAGAGCGGCTTTCCGCCTCTGCATGTGGATAATCAACAGCATAACGCGCGGCCTCTCCTCAGTGGCTAAGCGAATCGACGTGTGGTGGACAAACGCATTCGGGTTTACAGCATCCAGCTGTGACACGACTGCAGGTTCCCAGCCCATGAAGCTTGTTGTCATCGGCAAGTACATTCGCGTGCGCGACATGGATGACGGCTCCGAAGTCGACATCAACCTTGACGATTGGGAGTTGGGCGAACCTGGCTGGGCCGGAACGCTCTCCTCACCAGCGAGCAAGCAAGAGCAGGCTGTGGCCGGCTCCCCATTCAAAGTGTGCAAGGAGTTCCCGTCGTGGTTGCTCCTGATCTACATCGACAGCGTTTACTACGGCGTCGGCTTCGTGCCGTCCGGAATTGGCGCGAACTTCATCTTCACGGCACTGCATGTGTTTGAGAACTGCACCAATGGTGCGAAGGTGACGATTAGATCCCACAAGGCCCAAGATTCTTTCATCTGGGGGCAGACCGAGAAGCGCGACTTCAGCAGCACTACATGCATCATCAGAACTCCGTTCCCTGATGTGGGTGTGCTGCCGATTAGTGATCGTATGATGTCCAAGCTTGAGATCTCGACTGTCAAGGTCGAACTCTATACCAAGAAACTCAGCATGGGCGTCACCACGCTCGGCACTGCCTCTGATTGCAGTGAGAAGCACCTGCTCATCACGAGTGGAGTTGCCGAGGGCAAGATCCTGAAGGACCATGTATTCTTCAAAGGCTCAACCAAGCGCGGATTCAGCGGCACACCTGTTGTCACCGGAACCGCCCTCATCAAGAACCCGCGTGTCATCGCTATCCACATCGGATGTGGCGACACCCGCGAGGAGAACGTCGGATTTCTGCTGAAGCCCGTCGTGGAATGGCTGGCCCTCGTTTTGCGCAAGCCGGAATCAAGCGATGAGTACTTCAAGAAATTCATGAAGGAACGCTTCGACGACGTGAAGGATCTGATCTACACCAATCGATACACTGATGTGGAGACCGGAGACTTCTACTTCAACATGGGCGGCAAGAAACTCTTCCGCCTTTCGGACTCTGAGTTTGAGATGATGCTCGATGCCCGCTCTTTCGAGGAATTCGAATCCAGGTACAACGCGTACGAGGATGAAGATGAGCCGATCGACCTCACTGGCCGACAAGACCGCCAAGTTCAGGACATGGAAGACCGCAAGGAAGAGAGAGAATATTACAAAGGCAACGACAGCTTCGTGAACGACAGCGGGAGAGAATCCGCCGAGGGATCTGGAGCAATGGATGCCGCACTCTCCCAGCCTGCGTCTCACCCCGCCCTCTCGAAGGCGGCTGTGACTGCTCGCAATCGCGAGAAACAACTGATGGATGAGATCGCGGCGAAGGATCGCAAGATCCGTGAACAAGAGGTGAAGACACAGGAGACTGCGGCTAGAATAGCTGAGTTGTCCGACATCGCAACCTACGTTCAGATACACGCCAAGTCCATCGCCGAGCTCCAAGCTCGTGAGCAAGCGGCTGTTCAGCAGCGTGCGCAGAACGAGCTGGAAAACCAGAGAATCCAGGCTGATGCGCAGCGTCTCCGTATGGAGAAGATTCAGAAGGAGAAGCTCGCTGCTGTCGCTCAGTATGAGCAGCTGAAACGCATGCAAGAAGCAGCCGAAGCCGAGATGGCTCGAGTTCTGGCTTCTGAAGCATCCGCTGCCCAGCCCCAAGCTGTGATCGTGGATCAACCCCGACCCAGTGCCCCGGTGCAGCCTGCTGCTGCCGCTGCATCCGTGGTGCCCGCTTCCAAGCCGGTCGATCCTGAGGCATTTGAGCCGCGAGAGCAATCCCGCCCACTCTTTGTGCCTACTGTCACTACGCAGAAGGAAGCGGCCCCGAGCCAGGTCCAGCCTGCGAATCGCGAGGCAACAACGGCCGCTGAGGCTAAGATCGCCAAGGAGAATGCGGAGCTCAAGAAACAGCTGGAGAAGATCACTTTCCAGCGTGAGAAGGAGAAGAAGCGCAAGGATGAGTGGCTCAAGCTCACCCCTGATCAGAAGGAGAAGAAGAAGATGGAACAGAAAGCTCGTCGCGAGTTTGAGACCCTCTATTCGTCCTTCACCAAGGGAGAGCTCGATGAAACGACGTTCAATGCGAAGATGTCTTCCCTGAAGAAAGCGCGTGTGGCTGCCAAGCCTGAGGCTCCTGCCCCCGTCGCCATCATGCGCCCCCTCCCCACCCAGGAGATGATCACTGCCACTGCCGCGGCACTGCTGGCTTCTGTCACCAAGAATAAGGAGTCAGCGGTCTCCCCCCCCCCGACTGTCGCACCCACCCAGGTTGCGACGCTGGAGCAGCTCACCACTCAGCTGGCTGAGCTCCATGCTATCAACGCAGCAATGGCCATCCCTGCTGCACCTGCCACTCTCACCTCCCCTGTGTTCTCGGGCCAGCTGGCTCAGAATTTTCAGAAGGGGGTCGTCCCCGCAGGCGGGAGCCCAACCCAGCCCCTTTCTTCACAGTAAGTGAGGAGAGGCTTGAGCCAAAGGAAGCGATCAATGCTGTCTCAGTGTTTCGATCTGAGCTGGCGATCGGCGATCAACCGGAGGGCGTCTACTTTGACCCTCCGCTGTCATCTGATGCCGAGATCGACTCCTTCAATGCCCAGATGCATTCCGTCAACACAACCCTGCCCCCAGCGACCCTGCAGGAGGCCATACACCGCGTGGAGCGTAAGCTCCAGAAAGTGAAATGGGTGCTCAGATACGATTTCCTCGAGAACGGGCATGTCAACGAAGTGCTCGATCACATGGAATTTGAGGCTGGCAAGAAAAGCCCGGGCGCGATTTATCTCCGCGCTGGGTGTGCAACGAACGCCGACGTGTTCAAGAAATTCGGGAGGGCTGGCGTTCGCGCTGCGCTCTTCGCGAGAATCAAACAGCTCCTCAGCGGTAGCGATCCCAGATACATGAGTGACGCGATTCGCATCTTCATCAAGCGTGAAATGCATTCAGCGAACAAGAAGGAACAGAGGCGCTGGCGCCTGATATGGGGCATTTCTCTCATCGACCAGATGATTGACCGCCTCCTCTACACGAGCGTCATCAACGCCGAAATTTCCGTCTGTACCGAAATCCCGAGCAAGCCGGGCTTCTCCTTCAAAGGTGGAGGCACGCATCGAATGGTTACTAAGTACAGCAACGGCTCCAAGAAGTGGATCAGCTTCGACGCAAAGAGCTTCGACCTCTCATGCCCTGGCTGGGCTTTGGAGGCAGCTCGACAGATCAACGAGAATCTGTGCGTCAACCCGTTCGGAGAGGACTGGGAGACATGGAAGGCACTGAGTCGTGCGCGCGAATCCGCTGCGCAATACGGCTCTTTTGTCTTCTCAAATGGTGTGGTATGCAAGAAGGTGGTTCCATGCATCCAGCCGTCTGGTCGTTTCACAACGATCTCAACCAACTGCAAGATCGTCCTGCTCCTTCGAGAGCTCGACGACATCGACGAGGGCAGGCCCTTCGCGATGGACAACATCGTCGCCATGGGCGACGACACCGTGCAGGACGGCATCGACGACCCCGCGCGCTTCGTGGCAAATCTGAAATCCAAATACCAATTTCAGTTCACGATTGAGAGTGAGCAGGGAGAGTTTGCTGAACAGAACTTTTGTTCGACCCAGTTCAAACGACTGTCAACCGGGACTTATGTACCCGTTCCCCTTAATTGGGCGAAGAACACATACGAGCTCTGCCACGTTGAGGCGAAGATCTGCAAGGATCCAAAAACCTTTGCGGAGAACCGCGCCAGCGCGCTGAGCTCGCTTTGCATCGAGTATGCATTCCACCCCCGCTTCACTGAGATCCACAGGCTGCTTGCGACCCTGTACCCCTCGGAGTTCCGCTCCGAGAGCTACTACAAGCAAATTGTTACTGGATTCGAGGTTGCCGGTTCTGCTTAATTGGCTTTTGCTGACCTCAGCTTGTTTCGGCTGAAATACCAGAACCTCCCCCTCCATGTCCAAATCACAGAAGAAGCTCGCGAAGATCGTCCTCAAGGCCAAGCCCGCCAAGTTGGCTTCAAAGGCTAAGAAGGCGGTCATCAAGGAGATCGTCGGACACGGTGACTACCGCCCGACGACTTTCAAGCGAATCAGGGGCCGCGGCGATTACCTCGGTGATCTCTTCGGCGGCCTGGGACAGAAAGCCGGAAACTTCCTTCAAGGAAAATTCCGCGACATCACTGGCTTCGGCGACTATCGGTCGCACGGGGCCAAGAAGAACTCCCTCCAGCAGATGGTCTCGCGTGCAGCAGATACGTCGGCCCAAAAACCTCGGAGCTGCGCCTTCAGAGAACCCATTCACTATGGGGGCTATGTCGGTTAAGTTCGGGGGTAAGGCGCCGCGCGTGCAGCACCGCGAGTACATCGGTTCCGTTCTCGCACCCGCCAATCCAGCGGACTTCAACACCACTGTCTACATGATCCAACCCGGATTGTACGGCATCGGTACGATGTTCCCCTGGGGCGGCTCTGTGTTCAGGAACTTCGAGGAGTACATCCTTCATGGTGGTATCGTCGAGTTCCACACAACGAGCTCGAACTACTCTGCCTCCAGTGCCCTGGGCTCTGTCTCTATGTCGACAATCTACGACGCTGAGGCTCCAGCCCTTGCATCTCTGCAATCGGTGAACAACAACGAGTTCACCACCAGCGCCCCCCCTAGTGCTTCATTCTACCACCCCCTGGAATGCGCACCCAAGGATGGCGCAACTGACGTGAAATTCGTCAGACGCTCCAACACCTCAACTGGTGCTCTCGACAATCGTTTCGACGACTTCGGAGTTTTCCAGATCTCGACCGAAGGGCTCTCAGCACCTGCTGGGACCAAGATCGGCGACCTCTGGTTCTCATACGATATCGAACTCAGAAAGGCTGTGCTGCCTGACCTCCATGTGGGGACTACTGCACAGTTCGACGCCGCCGGTGGATCAGCTATCATGAACACGCTGTGGAATGCGAACACTCCAGATCCGGAGAATTCCCTCCCAGCGACCGTGTCCAATGTGGCTTCCGCTGGCGGCACTGCGACTGTCAAGGTCCAGATGCCCGATGACTACAATGGCAACTACCTCGCTGTCTACGGTGCTTGCACCTTCAACGGCGCCGTGTGGGGTGCCGGAGTTGAAAATGTGACGTGGGACAGCAATGGTACAGACATTACTCTGCTTGAGCTGTTCCCCACTGGTCTCGCAGCAAAATCCAATGGCTTCTCCTGCGGCAACGGTGCTGCGGGAGTTTCCGGGACGGTGGCTTTGGGGGTGTTCGCTTTCTCGACCATCGCGTCGAAGACTGCGAACAATTACTTCCAGCTCTCCATCGCTGCGCCAGCGTCGACGACCGGGCAGAAGGCATTCCTCATGATCCTTCCCCTGGACAACGACATCACCGACTCACGTGGCCTTCTTGGCCGCCTGATGAAGTCGAACCCCCGTGCTGCACAACTTGCGACCCTTATGGCGCAGTACAGCAACACGATCAACTCCCATGCGAGTTCAATCCCCGCCTCCATGGCTGTCAGCCGCGCTGAATCAGCCTACGGGGTCGAGGAACTCAAGGAGCAAGAAGATCTCGAAGCAAGCGTGCACATCGACCGCAAGCAGCTCGAGTTGCTCTTGAGCGCAAGCTCAAACGCATCTCGTGGCCGCTGAAACGATTCATGCTGCCCTTCCTGATCGGGTGGAATCAAAAGTCTCCACCTCGGCACGTTGGCCGGAAAGAGACTATCGCCCCAAGCCCAGTGCTGCCACCAACAAGTGTGGCTTCCAACCGCTGGTGGGCACCCCGCGTCTTTTCAAAGGAAACGCGAACCCCGCAATCACTGCGGAAATAAGAAGTGAGATCATTCAGCCCCGGCTTGAATCAAAACTCTCCGGGCGGCTCCAAGGGGCCGGCATCCTAAAC